GCCTTGCAACCCATTGCCAAAGTCAGTAGGAGGCATAATGCTATCTGCTACTCTAGGAGCAGCTTGACCTGGAGTATTAAAGGCAGCAGACCAGTCAGCTGACTGTTGCATAGCGTCTAATTGCTGAGGTCTAAAAGCAGCTACATCAGGACCTGCATAAGGTACATATCCAATTTCAGCTACCTTCTTACCCTGACCCACAGCGTATTTGGCGGCATCAGTCCACCACTGTGGAGGCTTCGTAGTTGTTTTGCCACCGGCATCGCTGCCCATTATACTATCTCCTTTTCCATATAGACAAAGGGGGACTTCCATCCCCTCTTTGCCATAACCCTAGCCAGGCCCTTTCTTCCTATGAAAGTAGCCTTAGATGCACCTATTTTACGACCAAATCTACTTATAATCTCATCTAACTTATCGAAACCTTCAAGGTTACCACCAGCAAGTGTTATATGCAAACGTGTATCCCTTGGATACTCTTCTACACTAACAACAGCAAAAGCATCGCTAGTATAAAAGAACAATCTCTTAACCTCACAGCAATCTTTATAAATGTCATCAGCACTCGCATACCCATCATTGCGATCAAGTATATCAGTAATAACATCACGCCATTTGTCATATACTGGGGTTATAAAACTAGCTATATTCATACTCGAGTTTTATCCACGTATGAAGGGTTAGGAGTCAGTTGCTCCATCATAAGTCTAGAATAAGTCAGATCAAAGTTAACAGCAACAGTTTCGGTATGCGCTACTCTAAGTGATGCAATGTCACCAGTTACCAATGCAGCAATAAAAATACCCTCTATATTCCATATTTGATCGAGTTCTCTTTGTACAGTATTACGAGACACTTCTACAGTATTTTTGAAGGCACAAGCTGCTATATCAACTTTCTTAACAGCGCCACCAGCATTATGAAACAAATGGAAATAAAATCTATAGATACCATTAAAAGCTATGGTAAATATATTATTTGTGGTATCAAAAGTATGCAATGAAGTATTCAATATAAGTGTATTAAATGGAACCTTTGTAGGCGTCGCACCAGTTGGCGCAGACCATGCAGCGTTAGATCCATTTACTGCAACAAATGGCACACCTGAGTATTGAGGCAGTTCATTTTTACCAAGTGAATCACCTATAGCACGTCTTACATGATCACGGAATACTTGTTCTTCCTGTCGATCATAAGCAGTTCGTGCTATTGGAAGGTTAAGAGTTCTCAACGCTTACCTCCCGCCTTGACACGTACACGTATACTGCCCATCTTCCAGAAGCTGTCCTTTGTCTGTGTAACCCGCATATACATTTGCCTAGCTCTAAATCTAACAGTTGTATAGCCTTTCGGATTAGTTAAGGCAATAGGTCCCACATAGCGCTTAGGTGCAGACGGAGCCTGTTGAAGCACAAATTGCAGACGGAAGGCATCGTCATCTGCTTCGACATCTGGCATATCTGCACCACTGTCATTATAAATGCGATCGACCCAAAGGTTAGCATCACCCTCACTTACGTCTAGTGCACCCGTTTCTACGAAGATGTCATCTGCTCTACTTGCACCATCAGCAAGCATACCGTATTCATGTTCATATAGATCGCGATCATTGCAGGCTAAGGGTTTGGTCTGCCACACAGGATTAAGCCATGCAGTACGTGGTATATCACCCAGTGTCCAGTACTTATCCTGTGAATAAGACAATGCAGCATACCTATCTGGCTGAGCAGAATTCTTTGCAGGATACATAATCATTATCTCTTGAGCTTCTTCATTCAAGCCCATATGTACTGCATCTGAATCACTCATTTTAGAATTAACAAATATTTCGTCCTGTACATCGCATGGAAACTTCTGTACTGCCCCACCCTGATAAGCCCAGATATTCGTGTGATCTAACCATATAGCTCCACCTAGAGCAGGTATACCCGAATTAGATCCAATTACACCACCCTCATCACTTATCTTCCTACGTCCATAATAGTTCGGTGGTCCAACGTATTCAACAATATGAACATCTGCATCAGTTACAACAAGTACACCACCTTGTACTCGCCATGCAGCAATGATAGATCCATTAGATTTAAGGTCAAAACCACCCGCTGAATTATCTGGAGCAGGTGTCCAAGTAGTTATTTCACGAGCTGCACACCATTTTACACGACGTGGATGGCCTATGCCACCAAGTACCATAAGATGTTCTTCTTCAGTAGCTACAACAAGCAAATTACCGGTCGGTGAAGTCGCGACAGATGCAGCTGGTGTGCCAGGTGTAAGTGGATCCCATGATACAAGACGTCCATCCTGAGAATGGACAGCTGTCAGTAGTCGGCCAAAATTATCCATTGACCAACTACCATTCGTCACAATAGTGGTGCTATCGCCATCAAGACCATAGAAACCAGATCCGTAATTAGCACGACCATAACCAAGTAAGCCACCAGGATTCCAACCAAGAGCTGCTGGAGTAATGTCATATGATGTATAACTACCACCAGCATAGTCAACACCAAACAACTTATCAGCTGATCCGGCTGCCATCCATGGAGAGAGTAAATCATCGCGCCACGAGAACATTTTACGTATAGGATACGCCGCCGTACTGAAGGTCTTAAGTTTACGCCACCCTCCGACGGGTACTAATACGTTGTTACGCCAACGAACTTGATTACCATTATACCACTTATTCTTTGTAGCATAACGAGTCGTATTCCGAAAGATTCCCGGCGATATGGCTAGTAATTCTACGTTTTTACCACTCATATCATCATCCCATTATAGAGGCGCCGCGCGCAACTGCTACCATTGATGTTGTACCTGGTCGAAGAACAAATGTCAGACCAATAGCCGTATCGATGTTCCCACTGGCTATCATATTAGATGGGTTGTCAGTTGCCGCAGCCAATTGTCTTGCAGATGTAGTATATCCTACAAATTCTGCACCAGCCTGAGTTGAACGCATCAAATTATAATTAGTTGGATAATTAGTTGGAGCATCACCATTAGCTACATCGCTCCAATACCCAATCGCTAGAAACAAATTGTCATCAGAACCCCAACTCGCTGTAATGGAGGGGCAATCAATCTGTGCTACACTAGTCTGTGAAACATAAGCATAAGGATCAACAGCACTGGCTCCATTGAAAGCCATAGCTTCTGCCCAAGTAAGACGAGAACCGCCTACAGCGTAAGTAAACGTGGCAGATACTTCACCACCAACAGCTGTCTTCCAATAAACGCCATCACCATCCGTACCGTTGCCAAAACTCCCAGACATAAGTGTCCAACCAGATGGTGGTGTAATAGCACCAATGCCTGTGGTACCACGCAACAATATAAGCATAAGGTCGCCAGCCACAATGCCAGCAGGCAAAGTATAGACTCGTGAAGCACCTGTAGTTAGCTTTGTATACTCGGGCGTTCTAGGTGTCGGGAAGGTCATGCTGTCTTATTAATCTCCAAGATAAGTGTAGCACGCTTAATAGTAGCACAAGCATCCACATTACAAATAAGTGTTTGTGTAGCTACCAAAGAAGTAGTCCAACCCGTCAGTGTCGAACTCTGACCTTTACGAGCAGAAGAACCAATTAATGGCTTAGCTGAACCAGTTATAGTATTACCAACAACTGGCGGAAATGAAGCATAAGCTATACCCCATAGATCAAAGGTAATAGTACCCGCTACATCAGTCAGAATTGTCCAACCAGTAATAGTTCCTACAAACGGTATATAAGCTTCATCTTGTGAACCCACAGGAATAACAGATGCACCAGCATCAAACTTAAATATAGCACAGAATTTCTGTGCTGATGCAGCATGACGAGCAATAGCAAGATTACCAGATACAATGTCAGCAGCAGCATGAGTATGCACTATTGGTGCATAGACACCACTTGTGCCTAACAAAGTATTGACCTGAGCAGCTGTTAGATCAGCAACAGCACCACCAGCTACAGATCCTTTGATCGTATTAGCAGGCATTGTCGCTGCCATCTTAGCATTAGTGACAGCACCTGCTGCAATAGCTGTAACAAGACTTCCAGCAGATTTAGTTACATCACCAGAATAGGCTGGTGTCTGAGCTGCTGCTAGAGTTCCAGCATTAATATCAGATGCATTATGGGTATGCGAAGTATTAGCTTTAGTAGCTATTTCATTTTGACGATTCTTGATCTGAGTATCAATACCATCTAAGGTAGTACTCTGAATAGGACCCCATATATCCTTTTCAGTGCCAGGAGTTATTTTACTAAAACCATAGTTGGTAGTACCTGTTGTACTCATTTCATATCATCCATGTAGAGGGGCACCAAACACCTGCCACCCCAGTAGGAGCAACAGTATAAATAGCATTACATTTCCACCAAGTAGGAAACGGTCGGGTGTTCCAGTGGACCAGCCGTAGTACACGCCACCTACTAGCCATATCAACATTAAGATCCAAAATGCAAGTCCTAGGCCCATGTCACTTCTCCTCTTTCTTATCAGGCAATTTCGGCGGGGGAGGAACGTATGGTGCGCTCATACGCCCACCGGCAAAAGCAATAGCCGCGGTAAAGGCCATCGTGATAAGTTCTTTCCCAAACTCTTTTAAATCCGTACAAACGGGCATTGCACGGCCTGTTACAGCGAGGAAGGTACATGTTCCCATGCCCAGTAATAAAAGGATCATCATAGTCGCGATGATCATCGCCACTAGAAGGAATGCACCCTTGGTTGTATCGAATTCGCTCACTCATTCGGTCCACGTCTTAAAAGACTTAGCATACCCTGAAAGGAATACACCGTCTATTCTTTCTATCTCATAGAAGATTCGCGTTACAGGTGCTGGTGCTTCGGGTTCTCCATAATTTGCTTCTCTGAGAGCTTTTTCAAAGCTTTCAGCATATCCAGCGAGCAAGTCAGCCTTGTCAGTTCCATTAACCACTCGTCTTGCATTATAGTAGTCAGTGACTTCATCATTTACATAATCGCCTAGCTTCTTACCAGTAAACCAGCCTTCAAGCATACCCTCAAAAATAATCTGTGAAGCCACAATAGGGTCTAATGCTAAGTCAAAGTTTTCCAGCAACGCACCAGCAAGCGATAACTCTTGATCGGCTTTTTCATAGTTATAGTACCAAGTAAGCTGTACGTAGCCGCGACCATACGCAACCTGATTATCGTACTGCGGACACGGTTCACCATATTCATAGCCTTCACCTTCACCATATTCAGCAATAGGCATCATAGTAGCAGCGGTTTCATGCCAACTCGTTGAAAGGATATATGCTAATTGATGTAATTGTATATCACGCTTTTCACCTTCATCAAGCAAAGCTTCGGTACCATCCACTTGAGATTGTGACAAAGGACCAAACTCATCTCGCATTACATTATAGAATTCCTCGCGATTCACGCAGCAACCTCCACTTTGAGAAGGGGCGGAAGATAGTACCACCCGTCAGTCCACAGAGTAAGTAACCGTTCAAAATAACGTTCATACTTAGGACCAATTACTTCAAGTGAATAATTCTGTGCCACATGATTACGAATTTCGTTGGGATCCAAGTGCTTCACACAGTAAGAAGCTTCAATAAATTCTTGGAAAGTGCGACATCTATACCCTGTTTTACCATGAATAACAGTTTCAGTCATAGCGCCCCAGTCAGTGCAGATAACCGGCGTACCACAGGCCATAGCTTCGATGGCGACATTGCCGAATGGCTCGACGTAGGTCGTCGGCATGATCAGTGCCTGGGCGCGCATCATCAGGAGATTGCGAGTCGCTGGATCAACAGATCCAACATATTCTCCATATGTCGGAGTAGCGCGATGATCAGCCGCTTGCCACGGTGCTTGCAGACCTCTTCGGCGATATGCCAGCCCTTACGATCAATGAGGCGACCGACATAAAGGAAGTAATCGTCCTTCTCTTTTGAGAATGGGAACTGCTCGATGTCCAGGTAGCCAGGGATAACAGCGTCAAACCAGACACCATCGATGCCATGTGGATCGCTATTCGAATGCTGAGTACCATAACAAGTATGCATCCAGGCATAGCTTTCCCAGACTTTATACTGTGAGAAGGTTCCGCCATAGCCGATGCCAAACTCAACCGTCATATAACCTGGAAAGAAAGCATCAGCTATAGGCTTGGCGTTCTTTCCAGTGATGACACAGATAAAATCCTTCTTCTGGATACGGTCTCTAATGGCACCAATGACGGTCTCATTGAATTTGGTCCAATGCGGTAAGCTGACATCGAAGCTGGCCTGTGTATAATAAACGCCACCAAGGGCGGCGAGACGCTCCGCCTCACTGACACATGAAACATGTTCAGTGCAGGGAGCGGTGTTGAACTCTCCAGAATAGAGGAAGACCTCATGACCAAGCCCCATCATCATGCGGGCAAAGTTGCGGACCTTCTGCGTATAGGCGCATGACGAGAACCCCTCGGTCGTCTGAGTATGTGGCAAGCTGACAAGGTGGAATCTCATGTTGCTCTGTTTCCAGGAACATAAACTGCTGAAGTAACACGATTAGCAACAGTACCATCCAAAAAAATCTGGCCACTTGAATTTAGCCAGTTGCCATCGTGATAACCATGCATGAACCAAGCAGCCGAAGCAAAGATCGCACAATTCGCCTGACTGGTAAAACTAGCTAGAGCAAAGGCTATTCGATGTTTGGACAGTACATAAGAAGGTGCCAACAAAGCCCTCTGTGTTGCGTAACCTGTAACCCCTTGCGGTGCTATAAAAATCACATGAACACCGGGTCGTTGTGCTTCACCTGCTGGCACAAAATTAGGGCCACCAATAGTAGCAATTGAATTTGAAAGATTAGCCGATAGATAAAAGGTAGTAGGGAAAGCGCCAACACCTCTAAACACTACCATCATTGCGCAAGTAGGGCGCGAAGCAGGCGCTGTGATTGTTACTGCTGCTGGACCTGTCTTGTAACATGTTCGACAAGAGGCCTCTGTAGACGAAGCATCCGTGCCCAAGTCAGTCCAGCCAGACGGCAAAGCATGTGCCGCTGACCCAGACGCGCAAGCAATAAATAAAAGAGCAAGGTCAGTACTCTGGAAACCGGTTGGTGCACTGAGAGAGTTGCTACCACCAGCTGCAACATTAAGTTTGCTAGTGCCGACCCAAAACGGAGTAACCGGCTCTATCGCATCGAACATATGGAATGACATGTCCATTAGGTGTCATTCTCCGCGTTGGTCGTCCAATAAAGCATAATGCCATAGAGTCTCGCATCTACAGCCAAAGTATCAGAAGCGTTACCAACCACACGACTAACAGCAAAGTTGACAAGATCAGCGTTTGCAGGCGTTCCAGCAACTGTTATCGCTGCACTTTCAGGGCCGATGAAGAGATCATCTGTTGTACCGCCAGTGTCTGTAGATGTCTGCACTGTGCCCTTTGCCACACTGAGAGGATCGCTGTCTGATATGGCAACGGCAGCCAATTGCCAGACAACACCAAAATTTACTGTAGTCGCAGCATGTGACCAGTAGGGCTGGAAGGTAATGGTGCTTTTGTTCCAGCGCTTGGGGAATACGAAACTGAACTCCAAGTACTCTTGCGTAGTAGTATCAAAGTCACCACTTGCATAATTATTACTGGCAGCAAACTCCGTCTGACCATGTGAAGCACCAGCAGTCTGTCTCGGCGACATGGCACGAGCCGGTATCCACTGACTAAACCTGCCAATAGTCGAAGCCGCAGAACCAGTAACGCCCGTTGCACCAGTTAGTCCTGTTGGACCGGTCAAACCTGTTGGTCCAATAGGGCCAGTTGGCCCCGTGACACCTGTAGGACCAGTAACACCTGTTGGACCGGTCAAACCCGTTGGTCCGGTCAGGCCCGTGGGACCGGTCAAACCCGTTGGCCCTACTGAACCAGCCGTCCCTGAAGCTCCTGCTGGACCCGTCGCTCCTATGGGACCAGTCGGGCCTGTCGCTCCTGGTGCACCGTCTACACCAATAATACCGTCAGCACCTGCTGGGCCTGTTGGGCCTGTCGCACCTACTGGACCTGTCGGACCCCCCGCTGGACCCGTGGCACCAATTGGACCCGTGGGACCAGTAGCACCTATTCCGGCCGGTCCAGTTGCGCCAGTCGCTCCTGCAATACCTTGAAGACCAGATGGACCAGTTGCACCTATTGAACCAGGGTTTCCAGCTAAACCAGATGGGCCAGTTGCACCAATAGTTCCAGCTAAACCAGATGGACCTACTGGTCCTGTCGCTCCAATGGGACCCGTAGGACCAGTTGAACCACTTACACCACTTGGACCTGCTGGACCAGGCAATCCAGGTATATCTACCTCAATAACGTCAACAGGTGCTGGAACTACAATATCAACTGTAGCTACTACACTAGGTACTATAACCTCGACAATATCAGTCAAGATTATATCCTCCTGGCTGACCCACTAGATCACCATATAGAACAGTAGTCTGTACACTAGCTCCAGAGACAAGCTCAAGCTGATACTTCATGCTATCGTTTTCAGGCACTTTTCTAGTCTCAACTGGCGTCAAATTTAAATTCACAGTCCCATTTGAAGGAGATGGAACGCTAAGTGAACCATCTGCCGTGGTCTTTTCAATCTTTTGATCACCGTAATAAGCTGTCCAACGCACTGTATAGCCAGTCAGATCTACAGCTACACCACCTGCTTTACAGACATATTGTCTCTGAAAAGAATTACCTGGAATAACAGTATCCCGATAATATGCTGCACCATCAGCCATAAGACTTTACCTCTCTAAGAAGCGGAGTAGAGCCTTTCTTTATCTTATTCGACTCGTCATTAGCTGTCATCAAAGCTTCAAGATAGCTATTAGACCAAGCCTGTACATTCTCAGATTCTTGCATATAAGGAGAAGCTGCTAACAAAGCGGCGTACAGCAATGCATCTGGGTACCGTGTGGAAAACACAGTACTATTAACTGGCGTCGAACCACCAGCTAGAGATGGTATCTCTTTATAGTAAAAGAAATCAATTACACCAGTTGATATTACTGGGTATAAATACAGTAGACCAGCATCTATACAATATTTATAGGCGTTTGTTTCAGTTGCACCAATAGCTGCATCTTGTTGTATAAGCTTCTGAATTTCATTAATAGCTTCTACATCAAGCGGACCATACCCCCGTACGGATACAAGTCGTATCTTCCTGAAGTCAGGTACTACAGATACTATATCTATTGGATTGCTATCAATAAGAGTAATAGTCGTCTTGGCTTCCATGCCATATGACGACATTTCTCTATTCAATCGTAGCTGTGCTAAATCAAGAAATGACGCTATCTGAGCTTCAGAATACTCATCTGTGCCTGTCCAATCACGTACATACGTGATCCAACCAGCATAAGTAGTAGGGAACGCCATGTGAGAAAGCTTTCATGTTGCTGACCCTGCCTGATGGCGTCGCGCCAGATTGTTACTTAAAGAACGTTGGTTTAGACGTTGGCTTTGGTTTTGGCTTCTTTTTCATCATATTGCTCCTGGCATACCATCTCTAAAGTGACGTAATGCTAAATCACCACCAATCCTAAACGGCCGTGGACGTGGACGTGGTTGCATTCCAGGAGGCATTCCAGGAGGCATTCCAGGAGGCATTCCACCACCAGGTTGCGGCATTGGACGATTCCAATCACCACCACCTGCTGGTTGACCCTGACGACTTGCTAACCATTCCCGAAGACGCGTCTGTATCATCTGCGGATCCATACCGCTGAGCTGCTGAGGCATACCATTGAGTTGCTGCTGAGGCATACCATTAAGTTGATCCATTGGATTATGTGGAATAACTTGTCCACCACCACCCGGACCCATCTGAAGTGTCTCAGGGCCATTCTCGCCAACAGTGTACTGCTGACCAGGTTCAACTGGTCCGCCAAGTTGACGACTAGCTTGCTGAGGTTGACCAGTTTTTGGATTAACCCCACCTGTTCCTTCTGGCACTCGATCTGTATAACCAGAACCTAGCGGTCCACCGTATTTTCCACCAACCCATCCCTCAGGCGTCCCAAATGGACGATCTGGAGTAAACATATGTGGAGGTGCTGGAATTGGTCTGCTAGTAATTGGCCAAGAAGGTGATCCAACCATTGGATTAGGTGGATGTAACACATGAAGTGGTGGAACTACTTCTGGAATAGGTACATAAGGTGGTATATAAGTAGGTACATACTTTTTCTTAGCAGGAGAAACTGTGCCACTATTACCAAGAGCATTCTTACTTTGCGTACCAACAGTAGGACCTAAACCAAGAGCCTGCGCTGACACTTTCTGCGCTGCAGTCAGGCTGTTCCAGCCACTAGAATTGATCTTATTGGCCAGTGAAGTGCCCATCGCGGCATTGCTCCAGGTGCCGCCACTCACATTGGTGGGGTTGCCACCAAAAGAGCCTGACTGGTTAGTCGCTCCGCCCGCTCCACCAAACTGTCCACCGTAACCACCTGTGTCGCTAAAATGGCCGCCCGGATCTCCTGCTGGCATTGTCGTTCTCCTACCTAACTTACCGCACAAGAATTACTGCTCAATTGAGCAGTATTAGTCATTCCATTAACAGCAGTTACTTGACATGTTAAAGCCTTACCAGAATCACCAGCTACAGGAACATACGATTTACTTGTACCATTAGAAGCAACATTTACACCAGCTGCTTTCCATTGATAAGTAAAATTCATAGGCACTGTTCCAGTCCATACGCCATCTGTAGTAGTAACAGTACCACCTACAGCAATTGTAGCTGGAGACACCAATGGCGCTGTAGTATTCACAGGATTAACACCAGCTTCACCAGCTTTTGATCCCGTTATATAAGCAGCCTGTGTATTTTCTATAGCAGCAACTTTATTAGCTGGCCACATTTGACTTGCTGAGCCAGCATCATCTGGAGCCAAAACTTCAAAATATGGCTTAATTTTAGTCATGCAAGTCTCCTATAACTTATCAACGGTCATGAATTTAGGATTCTTTTGCAAGAATTCCATTGTATACTTTTCAGCTTCAGGTGAACCATCTAATATATTTACACCATGTTCACGCAATATTTTCTCTACCACTATACAAGGAATAGAACCGATCTTACGCCACAACCGCGACTTACCATAACCATTTGTACCATTATTACGAGCATCGTTATTTTCTTCAAGCAAAGCTTCAATATTTTCACTACGCCTAATGTACATCTTTCCATCTTCGAAGAAGATTTCTTCATCGAAGTCAGAAAACTTAGGCTTTTTTGTCGGATCCACTTGACTTCTCTTTCTGTTGCTGAACAAGAACATTTGCAATCAAAGATAAAGCATCTTCAGATGGCGAAGCTCTTACTTTCATAATATACGGTGTTGGATCTGTAATTTTATCTGAAGGCATAGCTGCTTCAGCATCACCTACGCCTATAACATATTTAGCATATGACTCTTCCACCTCAACAACTGAGCCAGGTGGATAGTTACTCTGGTAATAACCGTGCTTAATGTACTTGATTTTCATTTGCCATGCTTCTTTGCTTCAATTTCAACTTTCTTAGAAGCTGAAACTGATATGTCAAGAGCTTTATAAGCCGGTTCTGAAGCCTCAGCCTGCTTCTTAGCAACTTCTGCTTCTGCAGCTACTGTATCTGGATGCATTTTACCAAAGCCAGTATTAATAGTCAGAGATGCTTCATCGTTATCCAATTCAACAACATCACCAACTTTTTTGTCCCGCCAAGGGGACGTTAGGATTACTTTACGCATTGTCATATCCTTCAAAAGAGGAGGAGCGCCTTAGCTCCCCCAGTTTGTACTCAGGGGAGGTTAGCCTTGAGTATCCGCAACAACTCCGATAGCTTTTTCATTGCTTACTTCCAAAGTATATTCACCCTGGATCAAGCGAGCCTCAGAGTGACCTGTACGAGCCAATGGAATCTGTCTTGTTGCCATAAGCGTACAAATCTTAACATATTCCGGATCAATCATGTATACAGCAGAACCAAGTGTAAACCTGTCTGCTATAATCTTGACTTTTCCAAAGTCTGACTCGTAAATGTCAATAGCAGAAATCAAATTCCGCTCATCAGCATCTTTGTAACGAGTTGCATTTGCAGTAAAAGTAGTCGAGATAAGACGCTTATTAATAGCACTTACCAACGCATACTTAACATCACCGCCTTGAGTCCAAATGGACTGCATGACAGCGTTAAACATTACTTCAGTCAATGCACGAGGAGTACCTGCAGTGCCTGCTGCATTCGGATAACCAGCAGTAGTACCCGAAAGAGTAGGTGCAGTACCAGTCGCACCACGATCAGCATTTGTAATGATAAAGCAATACAAACCCGCTGAAGATCTCGCAGTACCAGAAGCGCCTGCACTAGCAAGAGCTTTTGACAAGAACATAGTTTCCTTGTCACGCTTCAACTCACGAAGCTTATAGGTAATCTGCTTAGCGAGATCATTGATATTAGCCGCAGCATCGATATTTTGCGACGTATCAGACACACGTACTTTTTTATCAGAGATCTGGGTGTAATTAGAACGCCTAGACGACACAACAGGATTATCTGTCGGAGGCGCATCATCACCTTCAATCACTCGGTTAGATGAGTCCACGGAACCCAATTCAGTCATAGGCCACTCATGAAGAGTAGACTTCGCTTTGCCGGAGCCCGCAATCATCGACTGAAACGGAGTCTCAGTCGGAGAGATCATGTTCTCTTGATCCGTGAGATCCTCACGGATAGTAGTCATATCATAGGTTTCTAAAGCAGCAGCTTCCACAGCCATTTTGGCATCTCCTGGTTCAATGTTGATGAAGAATCAACACCGCTTTCAGGTATCCTAGCTCGCTGGCTGTCGTGATACAAGCGTGTGCTACCGGACCCCTTCACTGTCCGATACTCATGAGAAGAACGTCTTAGCTCCGAATGGACCCTCGTTCGCCTCATTTCTGACGACCCCTTACAATAAGTGTCGCCGCAACGTCTTCGACCCTTCCCGTCTCACGGGCCTTAGCTCGAAGAGCATCCATCTGTTTTTGCTGTTGAGAGCGCGCAGCAGGTCTTTTAGTACCGGGCTTCATCAACGGCCTAGGTGCAATTTGTGCTTCTTTTACGCCATTTTTCTGCTGTGCTCGTAATGCACGCATTTCTAAAGCATCTTTAAGCACTAGTAAAGCTCTATGATCAGTAACACCCATTACTTCTTGTGAGCTATATCCATATTCTCTAGCTCCTTCAGCAAGCTTTTTCATAGCTTGAGGAGCTTTAACTGGATCAGCGAATTCTGGGTCCTTTTGCCCAAGGATATAAGCTTCTTGCTTAGAATACTCAATCAACGCAGCAGTTCGAATGTTTTCCTGTTGCTGAGCCAGTTTTTCAGCTTCAGCTCGTACCTGATTCCTACGATCAGCAGCTTCACGCATACGCTCTTTTTCGAAGAGATAACGCGTCGGATCTTTAGCACGAAGCTCATCCATATCCACACGAGGAGCTTCTACTTGTGCAAGAACATTATCCAGTGCTTGCAAACGGCTCAAAGAATGCTGAAAAACTTGATCCAATTCATTGGATTGCCGTTGAATAACAGCTCGGCCCTCAGTAACTTCCTGCAGTCGCTTATCAATAGCGCCTGTAAAGGAATATTTATCTTTTAATTCTTTAATAGTTACGTTTTTGAGTACTCCGTCAACAGTTACTTCAAGAGGAATATCGTCAATATTGATCTCTTCGTCGACAGGTTCTTCTATTTCTGCTTCTTCTTCGGGTGCTTGATCAGGTCCTTCTTCGGGCTTTTTTGGAGCTTCTTTTGACTCGACTGGGATTTCTTCAGCTTTTGCTTGCCCATTAGTAGCTACCTTCTTAGGCTCGGGCAAAGGCTCACCTGTGTTAGGATCTGCCGGCACGAGCATACTTTTAACTACTTCGTCAAAATTTTCAATTTGGGTTTCTTCTTCAGCCATTTTCTAACCTCAAGTTACCGGACCCATTGATTAGATGGGCCCGGCAAAATTTATTTACTTCTTTTTTACAGGAGTCGGTGTCGGCCCACCAGAAGGAGGTGGCAAATTACCAGTCCAGAAGTCAACAGCTTTCTTAATTGCTGCTATAATTGCTGCTTTACCACCATCTGGCAAAGAATTATCAATGTGAGGTGGCAAAGTATTATCTGGATATGGTTGATCACCCGGCAAACCTTGGTCAGGATGCGGTTGATCACCAGGCAAGCCCTGATCAGGATGCGGCTGATCAGCAGGAAATCCAATATCAGGATACACTGGAATATAAATCGGATGCTCTGGGCTCAGTCCACTTTCAGGAGGAGGCGTAATAGGAATATAGATCGGAGGAGTTGGAAATGGATCAGTCGGACCCCAAATACCCAAACCGCCATCACCTCCAGGTACTCCAGGCAATCCTTGATCAGGACGTCCTGCTTGCTTAATATTCAGAAATCCACTTACATATGCCTTAGCCATTTAAACCTCCGTCAATGGGTTAAACTCTCAGTACTTTCTACCTTCACGCTATTGGCGATCGCTGTTAAATGACCCACCAATTTGTCTACAGCCTTATTTAAACTATGAAGCTCTGTTCTTTTAGCTTCATCTGACGCTTCAAGCATTAGCAACCCAAGTTCTATTTTTACATCTTGTATAATGACTTCAAACAACGGATTATCAAGTAAATTCCGTATCAGTTTCTTTTTCTGGTATTCGTCTTCTATCATTGTAAAGCTCTATTTGCATCTGCACGGTCCGCTGCAACCTTAGCCTCTGTTGCCTTGATCTTCTTGTCTTCAAGATCCACTTTTGCAGCATTAACGGCAAAATCCATATCGTTCTTATCACGCACACGGTCATCTTCAAGTATGATCTTAGCAACGTCGACATGACCCTTAGTTTCCAATGCAGCCATTTTAGCTTGCATTTCAGTCATTCTAGCAGTAAAGTCAGCCTGCATCTTCTGAAGATCACCTTGATACTTAAGTTG